CTCTACGTTGGCCATGACCCTGCTCTACGTGTTTAGCATTGGCGCTACCTACCGTTTGTTGGTCATGTCGGGGAACACGATGGTCGCGTATGTGCTGACGGCAATCTCTATTGTGATCCCGTATTCTGGACTGATCTTGACACCGATCGCACTGGGTATTTTCAAGTACATGGAGATCAAGGCGGCTGCAAAAGTTGTTCCTGTGTAAGAACAATGTTCCATCTTGAGTGGATTGCCGCCGGTGTTATTATCGGCATGTTGATTGCATGTATCTTGATTCCACCGACCCGAAAGCAAATCGCGGTGCCCACGCCGTATGATACAGATATCTTCCACACAGACACGGGATGTGTTCGTACCAATGCCATCGAGGTGCCGTGTGGCGCTGAAGCTGATTCTCTCAATCTTCTCGCAAGTAAGTAATGCTTGACATCACAAAAGGAATCGAACGCGCCAGTCCCTTTTTTTCGTTTGTGATTGGGTTGGGGATCTCCGTCTTGCTCTTTCATCGGAACTACGGCACTCAGCGGGTTCTGGGTGTCCCTCTGAAGGATGTAGAAGCAAAAACAGTCAAGGTAGATGGAAAATGTTATAAATATCGCGTGGAAGATGCAACGTGTGAAATCGTGTCTCCTTCATAAACAATGGACGACCAGACCTCGCTCGACGCCCTCTTGCCCTCGCCCCAGCTTCCTCAGTCTATGCCACCGATGGCCGGTGTCTCCGGTTCGGATCACATCCAGCGCACCCATATGGTGCCCTCCTTTAAGCCGTCGCTCCCAATGATGCGAATGATGTGGTCCAACTTGACACTGTATATTTCCTTCTTTCTTGCCACGGTAGTGCTCTCACTGTCCGCACCGCGTGACTTACTGTTGAGGTATGTCCCGAATGCATATACATCGGGTGGTGTAGTGTCGTGGCAAGGTGCTGGAGTGCTGGGAGGAGCAGCAGTTGTGGTGTCCCACTTACTGAATGTATTCCTGCTGAGTTTCCTGGGTTAAAATGGATATAGAGTGTGGAAGGAATATCACAGTAATGGTTGTTCCAATTCTCTCCGACTTCGATGTTGCTTGTATTCTGCGTGTAGCTGACAAGTCCGTTGACTGCCGGTTGTACGCTGCAAACGTACTGTACACTGAACTGATTGAAGTTGCTAAGGCTGTAAATTTGAAGTCCAGATTCCGGCATGACGTCTATCATGGACGTAGTACTCGTTTCATTCTCACTCAACTTCCCCCCTACCGTCAGGTTCAAGAGATGCTTCTTTCGACGGAGGACATTATAAATTCTGAGATGGTCTTGGCTCGACTCGAGAAAGGATGTGGCCAGTACGTACAAGCTTCCTACGAGGTAGAGAATGGCGGGCATATCAACGTGTATCTTGAGTTTGTTCTTCCGCGGAAATCCGTTTTAAACCCCGAAGACGATACGTCAGAGATCAATATCCCTACCGCCTCCGAGGAGCTTGAGGCACGACGCCTTGAGAAGGAGACCAGCTGGTAAAATGGATCCAGATTTGGCAACTAGACTTGACCACAGAATGGATTCCCTCATGAAGACACTCCTTGAACGCCTTGCAGAGTTGGAGATGCGCACAGCTAAGTTAGAAGCAGAGATCGAGCACCTGAAGTTTCTGCTTCGGCAGAAGAACGTCATTCGCGAGCAGGAGTATCGACTCCATCATGGTTAAACACTAGCCACTCAAGAGAAGTATGTTCCTCCGACCCGTGTATTTGCAACAACAACCTGCATGGTTTTCTTCGCGAATCCTAGTCGGTGCCGGTGAGATGCTCACCCCAGCCTTTAAAAGAAAAAATAACATTACTCACGTGATCAACTGCGCATTTCCAGACGATTCACCTTTTTGGTTTCGAAATGCGTATCGGGATAACTACCTGGGACTGAATGCGATCGATACAGTCAATGCAAATATTTTAGACTGGTATCCGGCGTTTGAAGAGAGATTGACGGCATTTTTGCGTGCACCTGGATCGGCTATCGTTTTTGTTCATTGCCAGTGCGGTATCAATCGATCTGCCTTCTTGACTCTGACCTATGTTACAACACATTATGGGCTTCCCTACGATCAAACATTTGCATCGTTGAAACGACAGCGTCCATGTATGTTTACAAATCCGGTCTTCAGGAAGCAAACTGAAGAGTTTGTAAATGGACGTCTTCAGAGCGCGTTAACTCTAACGACATCCGACGCACTTGAGAAGGAGACGTCGTGGTAGATTTTCCGAACACACTATAATGGACTCGAAGCGGTGTATCTTCCCACCCATGCCGTTGACGCAAGCTCAAACAGAAGGAGGTGACACACGCCGATTCAGACGGGATGAACCGATCTGCGTTCGTGTCGGCCCCACGGACGACGATATCATTTTTACACGCTATATCCGTCCCGGTATTAATATGACTAGACAGACCGGCGTTTTTTTTCACCACACAAAGTTGGTCTATAATGGTCGCGTTGTTGATCGATTGGGTGATGCGACCGAACGAATTGATTGGTGGTATGAAGTCGGCAAATTCGCTCACCTTGTAAGTCCAACCGCAGTCAGGAAGGTTGCTGAAGCAAAGAAGCTGCCCGATGAACTTGAAGACTATATCACCGGAAAACGCTCGAAGTTTCCCAAGGGGTTTGGTACCAGTGGTGGACGTAAGACACGGAAGTCTCGGTTAAATAGAACTCGCCGTAGATGAGTCATTGTTGGGATTGAAGAAACAGCGGTCTTCAGGAAGCAAACTGAAGAGTTTGTAAATGGACGTCTTCAGAATTCGAAAGACGAGGGAGCTGGGAGGGAGCGGATCGTCGATGGGAACTCTGGACTCGGTTCATCGGGAGCAAGTACAGGGACTACGTGATTCGGGGTCTAAGCAGGTCGAGTTGCAAGCAAAGTTAGATACCCTCCGAAGTCAACGTGAAACGCTGAGCACATCAACTGAGCTGACAGAGATTGTCAAGTGTTCACAGGTGGATTCGCAGATTCGCGAGATAGAACAGGAACTTTCTAGGGCAAATCCAGTTGAGGATTACTATATGAAAAATATGGACATCTTGATGGATTATTATGGGAAGGAATCCGTTCCTTCTCAGTCTGTCCCGCTCCCAAAAGAAACCAATACTTTCCTCAAGTTCTTTGTCGCAAATACGCCCGCCGTGGATGCCGGTTTATCGAAGAAGCAGATCTTTGACGAGTATGTTGCCCGGATGAAGCTTTCGAATGGACCGGAAGCTACGCAACTCTTGACGGAGCACTGTGTTGCGTGCAATGTGGCGCGGGAGGAAATCAGTTCGGAAGGTATTCTGGTGTGTCCGTCGTGCGGATCGGAGGAGTATGCGTTGGTTGTGAGCGACTTCCCAAGTTTCCGTGACCCACCCAAGGAGCGGAACAACTACGCCTATAAGAAGATTAACCATCTCAATGAGATCCTTAATCAGTTCCAGGCGAAGGAATCCACCATTATTCCCGAAGAGGTGATGAATGAGGTTGTGCTGGAGATCAAGAAGCGACGCATTGACAACATTGCAGACCTGTCGGAAGAGGACACGCGTCAGATCCTGAAGAAGCTGGGACGTTCCAAGTACTACGAGCATCGTGCTCACATTCTGAGCCGACTCAATGGAAATCCGCCCCCGACCATCACCCCTGAAATCGAGGAAAAGGTTCGGGCAATGTTTCAGGAGATTCAGGCACCGTTCTTGCTATACTGTCCCAACGATCGCACGAACTTCTTGTCGTATTCCTACATCTTGTACAAGTTCTTTGAGCTGCTGGATTTGGATGAGTACAAGGTGTTCTTTCCTTTGTTAAAAAGTCGTGACCGGTTAATCGCACATGATCAGATCTGGAAGAAGATCTGCGACTACCTAAACTGGGAATTTATTCAGAGCGTATAAATAAATGTCGCGGTTTCCATACGCTCAGTATCCGCAGCCACCAAATGACTCCGAAATCAGCCCCATAAAAAATGCAATTCCGGCACACATACCTGGGATTCCAGATGATCAACTCGTTTCCTTTAATGACTTAAAAGTTGGTTACTATTACTATTTTTCATTTCTAGAGCACACAGGTGATGAAGATGATGATGCTGTTGGATGGGGAAATCCAATATTTGTGCCATCAATTTATTCTGGTCGGCTCGTAAAAAAGAGGAACGTACGCCTGCCACCCGGTACTAAAGTGGCTGATTGGGACAATCTGAAAATGTATCGCTGGATAGAGCCGCCCGACGAGGGAATCGGCGAGGAAGTTCGCATTCCCTACCCAGACTTCAATACACTCAGCACTACGACCACAGGATACTTTCCTATGGTCGAAATGAATAGAAAAGTTGACTTGAGACGTCAAGCACGCGATCTGGCAAGCGGCGAAGTAGCGGGGATTCTCCGTCACCGTGACAAGACAAAGGGACTCGTTGAAGAAGGAACTGCCCTTGATCGAGCAATGGCAAGCGGAATCTTGCCCAGTCAGGTGGGTCAGTTTTTGACCGATGACAAGAATATTCACAAGGGAAGTTTTGGCGAAGTGAAGCAGAGTCTTCGTAATATTGGCGAGAAGCTTAAGAATGAGGGTGGTCGTCGTCGCCGCAAGACCAAACGCCGTGCACGGAAAACTCGTCGTCGCGTATAAACAATGGCGGCGCTGACTCCAGCTGAAAGACAGAAAGCGATCGCCCTGTATAAACAGTGGATACCGCCATCAGGAGCGGATGGAGAGGCAGATCAACTGCACCCTTTCTGGGAAACGACAAGTCCACTTCAAGTCGTTAAGGCTGCATTCAGTCGCATTTTTGGTCAGCTGACTGATGTTCGTGCCAGGGCAGAGTACCGAAACGAACTCCGCGATGAAGAATACCTTCTCAACCGGTATGATGATCCTCGTGCCATCGAGATCACCGTCCCTCTTGGAGATGGAGATCTGTTGGATCTTGATGCCCCGCAAGCCGACCAAGACAAGCTCGATCGCGCAATTTTTGAAATACTTCGCGCGGGATTCAGTGATCTTGATGCCGATCATCCTCCCAATGGACCTGTTATCGACGTCAATCGCGCTGACCTTCTTCCCCAAGAACCAATTCTGTATACCGACTACGAAGAAGGACAGCATATTATTCAGATTCAGGGCAACCCCAACTGGGTCTTTGATGCTGAGTCTCTCTGGAGCTATTGGAAGCCACGTGGTAGAAAGACAAACCCACTTGTATCTGGATTCAATGGACCTGCTTTGCCAGACGATCAGATCAAGTATGGTACCCTTCACATCATAGAACCTAAGGGAGGTCGTCATCGTCGCAAGACGAAGAAGTCCAAACGCCGGGTCCGGAAATCTCGTCGCCGTCAATACTAATGGCATACGAATCCGATCCTGAAGACCCGATGAACTTTGACGTGCACACTGACGAAGACTATGGTGCTCGGTTTTACAAGACCGACAACGGGTTTACGTTGGAAATCTTTACGCCCGTGTTTCGCGCGAATCTCACGGGAGACACATTGCCGGATGTAAAAACAGACACTCGGATTGGATGGAGGTCTGGATCTGAACTCGAAGCCCGCGACGACGAAACGAGAGAACTTTTTGCCGAGATTGTTGCGAAGTTTTCACAGGGTGGTCGCCGTCGCCGGTCGCGGAAAACTCGTAGACGTCATAAGTAATGGAGACGGCCGTGAGCGGTTTAACAGTTGGAGCTTTAGGATTCGTCGCCATACTCACATTCAGTGTACTTTCCATTGTTGCATACGCAAAGTATACGGGAACAGATGCCGAAACCAACGTCAACAAGTACAAGGAACACTGTGGTCCGGGCACGTTTTGTAGCGATGCTATGGTTGGCCTTCAGAAGGGAGGAAAACGCCGCCGGTCGCGGAAAACTCGTCGTCGCGTATAATAAATGCCGTTCTCTCTGTTTGGTAAAAACAAAAAGGTTGCCCCCGCTCCTCCGCCACCCGATGTAGTTGAGCAGAAGTATATTACGGCGGCAATTCAACAGCTGGTGGCGGAGGGAAAGAGCCAGAAGGGACCCAATGGCGAGGATGTTGTTGATGAGATGGCGAAGATGTCTCGTGCAATCAAGCTTCAGAATGAAGATCGCAAAGCCAAGACGTGGAAGGGTGGTCGTAGTCGTCGTCGCCGTGGGTCCCGTAAAACTCGTCGCACACGTAAAAATAAGTAAGTAAATTTGGGTTGGGTGTGTCTAGTGCGTAACAACGCGGGCCTGGTCCTCTAGGGACAGCTTCTTGTACGTCAACCACGCCGTCCGGAACAAGTCCTTCACCACGGTCTTGGACGCCCCGTTGTGGTGCCAGTACATGGCGTCATTGAACAACTTCTGGCAGTTCGGGGCACTTGGCAGAAAGTCGAAGTACATCCGCGGGTTCGTGTTCCAGATGTCGAAGTACTCTTGAATGTATCTGTTGTGTCTCTGCGGTCCCCCGATACAGCAGTTTGACCCAACAATATAGGTCACTGGCGAAATCCCGTCCTCCGTTCTCACTGTGTCAACCGTATAGATCAGCTGGTTCTCCAACATCGCATCACACCACTGGCAGTTAGTAGTCGTCATTTTGCTCTCCCCCACCTCTCTTTGATTTGACCCGCACAGATCCATTTTGGTCAGCGGGGGTTCTTGGCAAACGTCTCCCATCCCTCTTTGGCTACACGCTGGATCCGGCGCGCAGTCCACTCGTAGGTAGATCCCGAGTGCTCATCGTATGTCAAATTTGCGTTGATCTTATTGATCATTCCCCCCGAAGCCCATGCGAAACTTCCGTCGTTGAACGTTCGCATGAACTCCCATCCTCCCCACGTCTTGCTGACTGCCTTGTCAAAGTCAGTCAACATCTTCACCTCCTCCTCCTTAAATCCGAGTGCTTGGTAGTTGTGAACGGTCATCATTTTTGCTCGATCCCACTGTTGGTTGGTCTAGGGTTAACAGATCCATTTTACACGTCTAGCTTCTCGGCTATCCTGCGGAGGAGTGCAAGCGACTCAATCTCAATCTCGCGAGAAGATGGTGGCTCATACGTTCGGTTCCACTTCCGTAGCAGTTGGATTGCATCCGCCTTTGTCAAGTCAATTGCTTGGAATGATCCTCCTCGAACATTGTCGACGCCCTTCTCCAACATGAGCTTCCATACAAGTCTATCAATACATTCATCGTCTCCCCCATATTTGGGATCCCCTGGAACCGGGTTGCTTGCAAGCGGACGATACTTCTCGACCCATGCAGGCGTACCAACTCCTTTCCAAGGGGTGTACAGTCCTGCCATGGCATACGGTACTGGTATAGGAGACGGGTCAGGGTGCTTCCACACATACCATTTTCCGCCTTCTAGCTCAATGAGATACGCCTTATAAAACGGCATTGAAAAACCGAAGGTTGTTGTAGGAAGCTTCCATTTTACTCCTGATCGGGGGGCAGGCTCATCAGACCGTAGAGCACACCGAAAAAGACCAGGGTATGAAGGACAAATCCAAACGCCGTAGGGCACCCGTTTGTTGCAACACCTGCGATAAACGAGTTCACGAAGCGAAACGTCACCGGATTGGCAACAAGAAAGAACGCAAGGGCCGAGTACAGAGAGTACTTGAGCTTGAGTCCTGCACTTTTGACCGCCATCTTTGTCTGTAGACAGATAATAAATGGACGCATACGTACTGATGTTTTGGGCGGGTATCGTGATTCTGATTGGTTCCCACGTTCTGATGTTCAAGTCGATGCCCCAGCATTCGACCATTGCACTTGTTGCCACTGGACTGGTGTTTGTCGGCTCAAAACTTGGACGTGAGTTTCTTGGTTTGGCGTAAACGTCTGCGACGACGGGTCCCGCCTCGATACTTGACGGGTGTTAGTGTGACCTTTTTTACACCACTATCCGGGTTGCCAACATCTTCAATCTGAGCCTTGTATGGAGGACAAATAAGGATTTCGCGTTCAGATATTGGATTATCCGTTAACCCACTCAGCAGGTCAAGTGCAATAATCCGAATACCAGGTTTCACATTGATCTTTAACATACAACACTCTCCCGGCCCCGCTGAAAAATCGAAGGCTATATATTTGTCGTAGGATGTGGACAGAGCCATTGTACCGGGCATATTCAGCGCTTCGCTGCCGTCAATTCCACGAAATACATTGATCTCGCGTGTCAGTTTAGGAGCCTTGAACAGTGCACTTGTAAAGGCACCCATGAACTCGGGTATATATCCAGGACCTGCTCGTTCTTTCGGTAGACCCGCTGTAGCTTCCCGCGCATAGTCTACTGCCGCGAGTGAATGCGGTTGATCTCCCAGCATCAAGGGTCCAACAAAACTATATGCATCTCGTTTGTACCTATTTAAGACACGTTTCTCGTCGGGGGTAAGTGTGCGGCCGAACTGTTTCTGCGCGGCTATATCCTCTTTCGATAACACGTTCTTAATCTTCGGACGCGGAACCTTCTTGTCGTCTGTCTCCTCATCGTAGTCCGGTAGATCCTTGTCTCGGGGATGTATGAATTCATCCCAGGGGTCTGCGGGTAAGGGTGCAAGTGCAGTGGGCTTCCAATCCCAACTTACTTCCTGAAACATCTGTCCGGGAGGGAAGGAGGTTTCATCCAAATAAACGTTTTCTATTTTTCCGTCGTCTCGGTAAAGTTGTGCGCGGAACGAAGTTTCCCCGCTATCAAAAAGTTTCATCTTCCTACCAACGTACCTGAGGAGTAGTCTGCGTTGTTTCTTCAGGTACTCGTCATCTGTAGCAAATGTAGCTGTGAGAAACCGCGCTTCATCCGACGGCGCCGGAACGATGTAGTCTGTATAGAGTTTTAGCTGAGAGAATGGAACTGGGGCCGGAGGGGGCATTACTTACTACGCAGAAAAGCTTCGTTAGACAGTAGTACGATTTGGCGTAGTCTATGCCAACTCCTTTGCATCCAACACCCTGCTCCACGCAAAGAGCCACAGTCCTGATTTTTCGCACTTCTCAATGACCTTGGCAGACAGTTTCTTGCGGTCGCGTGACCCCATTGCGCTATTCAGTCTCATAAGGCGAGTCCACAGCTCGGGCGGTCCAATCTTGTTCTCCTTCATGACACGATGAAACTCATTCATTACCATATCTGAGTTGAAGTTAGGCGCATTCGGGCGACCAGTGGAAACCTTCAACTGCTTGAACATTTCACAAAAGTTGTCGCGCATACGCATTAGCTCACCAACATCAATTGCGGTGTCGTTGTCTACGTACAATTCGGGAACAGACACTGCCTTGTTCAGTCTCAGAAACTCAGCCTTTACCATCTCATCGGTTGCATCCCACAAGATGTCGACGAGAATGGACTGAACGTCTGTGAGACCCTCTAATGCTTCACGGCGATGATTGGACTCGTAGCACACAAGCTCTTTGTCTACACATGCAAGGTAGATCATTCCATCCACTCGCCTAGATTCAAGCATATAGTTGTGAATCTCCTGGACTCGCTCCTTATCAGGAGGTCGGTTATGCTTCCATCTCTTGATCGGAAGTCCGTTGAATATATCAAGTGGGATGATACAGATTTGATGAGATCCGTGTGAATACCTCCAAACTTTGTCGTCCGATAGAAACTTCTGTAGATATGCCATTAAAAAAGTGACGGTTGATGTATGAAGGTTCCATTTTCAACTAACAGCAAGAAGATACAAAAATGTATGCTATTTTCTGGACACTGCCGGATGGACGCACGGGAAATGGAGAGTATATCCTTGATGAGGAGTCGTTGTGTGCGTGGCTTGACGAGTTGAGAACGAAGTATCCCGAGATGAAGCACTGGGGACAGCTACCTAACGGAGAGCGTCATTCTGACCCCATCCCACTCGGATAGCGTAGGTCGCATTGGGTCCGAGATGCCGAATCTCCATCGTCACATCACAGTCAGGAAAGTGCTCCTTCGTCCAAGAGAGCATAGTATCAAAGGCAACACCCAGCTCCATGGACTTTGACGATGCCTGGGTTACCTCTCCCAGCTCTGCGATGTGTAGGACCCCCTTGTAAAACTCTTCCGCCGCCAGCTGTCCCCTCAATTCCTGTTCTCGGTGAGCAATACGCTTCCTCTCTGCGATCGCGGTGTCGCGGGCAATCTGAAGTTGAGCACGAGTGATTGGTTGCATTGTAAAAAGGTAAGTAAGTGACCGAGTAAGATCCATTTTTTACTTGTCCCTACATGTCTTGCACAGCGCCCACGTCTTGTCCTTGATTTCCTTCCCACAGTCCCCGCAGGTCTTCATGTGCACCTTCGCCACATCCTCCTTGAGATTCGCGACAAGCTCTTCTGTAATGGACCCCACGAGCATGATCGTCATGGGCTTGTCGCCACCTGAATTGTCCGCATAGGAGAGCCACGTCCTCCCGCGCTGAAGCCGCACGTCTCCTTCATCCAGGTTACGGGAGATGAAGTAGCGCCTGTAGTACTCAATGAACTCGCAGACGACCTTGTCTGGAGACACATCCTCGTCGCCGTCGTAGAGGTCGGAGTATTCGAAGATAGCGATTTCGTAAGACATCTTAACCTAAAAAGGTAAGTAAATGAGCGGATAGAATTCGTTTTACTTGGTTTCCAGGGCATCAAGGCGCGCGTGAATACGATTCAAACTCTCCACGATTGACTGAAGCATTTGAATCTCAGAGTGGCACGCCTGAATGCCCGCCTTAGAGGCGTCACTCATGTTCTTTCGGTGATAACTATTCTCAATAGTTCGTTTCCTATCGACAATCAGCCGCTCGAGTGCAGGCTCGCGCGGGGGAGACGTGGGTGGAGGGGGTACCTTCTTAGCTTCTTCGAGTTGAGCAATGCGGGCGTGCAGGGTCGCGAGTTCGGCGTCGATAGTGGAAGACATCTTGACGGCTGCTCTCTATTGTTTTGGACCAAACAGATCCATTTTAGACCTTGCAATAGAAGATGTAGTACTCTGCGTAGGGGTCGGGATCTTCGTAGTCATCTTCGGATCGCCTGATACCGTGGCGGATCAACAAACGGAGTTGGAGTTGGCGATACATGTCGACATACCAGTCAAGCGTGGGTGTACGGAAGCTATCCCAGTCAATCTCGGGCCAGCTATGTTTAGTTAGATTGTCAACATCTAGAATGGGTCGAGGCGTCATGTCCTTCTCCATTGTGTTTGTGGGGCCAAATCTGTTTTAGAGACTGTGCGCCAAGTACTCGTATGGAGAAAGTACAAAAACTGGAACAGATGATCCACTTTTTGCGATCAAACCAAGCTCACCTACACGCAGATGCATTGCTTGAACTGAAAAATTGGTATTCTTCGATGGTGTTCAAGAATGAACGGGCGTTTATGCTGTACTTGACTTGGGGTCGTATTTGTGAGCTACCGCCTCATCCGGCATTTGCGCACGCTCTCACTCAAATTTGAGGTTTGCAATGATTGATGGATACAGGGTGGCGTAGTCCCGTGCCCACTTTGGAACTCTCTTGAATGGCTTCACGTTCTTGTACTCCTCAAGGACCTTCGCGTCCATATCGGGAGTTCGTGGCTGGCGATCGGGCTCCTTCATCTCAGCCGCGATGCGCATACTCCTCTTAGCACAGAACTCGTCAATACCCTCTCGCGCAAGGCACTGCATTTCGCGCATGGTCCATCCCATTGTGGCAGCCGAGTGCCCCTCGTACTTGATGTGGCGGTAGATCGCCTTGAGCTCAGGGTCGTTCCCGTACATGTACCCGCCCTCGCCTGGATCCGTCTTCATGTACTCCCACATCTCTGCCGTCTCAATGGCGCGCTCTGCATCCTGAAGCATCTCGTTCTCCTGCTCTGAGTATCCAATCGAACAATAGTTGAGCGGCATTCTGATGTAAAAAGTTTTTTTTGTTCAGATTAGATCCATTTTGATCCTCGTCTACCGGCGCGACTGAAGGTCAAGCTTGCGGAGATCATCGGCATCGTATCCCGCCCACATCTCCTTCTCTGCCGCCGCAAGATCCCCACGCCGATTTTGAAGAAGCCAGATCCAGTCGTCCTTCTGGTGCTTCGTCATGTTCGTCTTGAGGCGCTCCTCAATCTCGGCAATCTCGTCCCGCATGGACTGAAGTGAAGTGTGCCGAGGCGCTGGCGGAAACTCGTCTCCGTAGTTCTTCACGTAGCACTCGCGACAGTACGTATTGTCTGTCCACAAGTGCTCATAGGACCCACACCCACGGCACTGCTCCTTGCACTCCTCGGAACAAGAGTCGCACATCCGCCCCGAGTTGTCGCACTCGCACTTTTGCGGCCACGGGAACTGGTCGAGACGGTCGAGACTCGTGCACCGAGAGCACGGTGTCCCAAGGTCGGTGGCGCACGTGCAGTTCGGCTCCCACGGCTCACACCAGACCGAGTATTCGGCCGCGTCGTCGATCCTCTGCTGGCAATCGCGACAGCAGTTTGGCAGAACGACCGTGACCATCTCACAGTTGGGGCACCACCCATCGGCCGCCGGCTTGTCGCTCTTCGGGTGGCACTTGTGACAATAGTCACTCCCGAGAACGGTGGCCCCCACAACTCCGCAGGTGGGACACCCGTCGCTCCCAAACTGCTCTGTCCAGCACGGCACGCAGTATCCGTTCGCCCCCACATACATCTCCCCTCCGCATCCCAGGCACTCGGCCATCCGGTGATCTTCGCATGCCGTTCCGCTCATCTTCACAATCTTTGCACACTCGAAAACGCAACAGAAGAAGATTGACATTATACCCGCCCACCTTCCTTATTCTTAGGTCTGTTCAAATCCGTTTTAGACGATAGAGTGACAGGTCTGCCAGTCTATCGCCCTCAAACTCTCGTTATCATTGGACTTTGGTTTTTGATGTTTACTTACCCATCTTGCCCTTCAGCATGCCCCAGCCGTAGCACGCCACCACGGCAAACACGAGAGAGTGCGTCAGGTTGACCGTCATCGTCGACCCGCCCGGGGGCAGGCGGACGAGCACACCCGGGATGAGGAAGTAGAACAGCGCGGCGAGAAAAATCATTTTCCCATACATTTTGTTTGTTTCTAGCTAGGAAAAAAACGTATTAGGACTTGAAGACATACCTGTGCATCGCAACGTGCGCCACAGCGAAAACAAGGGCGTGGGTGGCGGCGACGACCATCTGCGAACCACCCGGGGGGAGGCGAAGGAGGATACCGGGGGTCAGAACGAAGAACAGCAGAGCGGTCGTGAGAAGATATGCGTACATTTATCAGTTCACCAGAAAGTTTACGCAGGTGGCTTGGTCCCAAAGAAATCATTGAATACATGCTTCAACTTGTCATCTAGCGTATCCATGAAGACAAAGACCGCGTAGATAAAGACCATTTGTCCGCCGAAGGACTCAAGATACCCCTCGAGGACGGAGGTGACTGGCAAGACAGGAATAAACGAATGGACAAAGTACGTCAGCCAGAATGCAACAACTACAATAACCGAGATCTCTGCAGAGACATCGAGCAGTTGATACAGGTTTGACTGTTTTTCCCAGTCTGGACCGTATTGGGGAAACACACGCGACAAGCACCACGAGACCAGACCACCCAGAAACACATAGAAGATTGCAATGCACATGAGGTTGATGGTCAAGTTGAACACATAGCCCTTGACCGGTGGAAGCGAGTTTAAGCCGGTGTTCTTCATTATTTAGACGGAAGACAAGAGTATACATTATATGTCAGCTCCTCTTCGCACATGGGGAAAGCATCTGATCCTTGATGCTGCCGGCTGCTCTCCTAAGATGATTGGATGTCCCAATGTAATCACCGGATTTGCCAAGACACTGGTAAAGCGCATTGACATGGTGGCGTTTGGTGAGCCGCAGGTGGTGATGTTTGGTTCGGGCAACAAGAAGGGGTACACACTGATTCAGCTCATCGAGACGTCCAACATTGCCGCTCATTTTGTGGAGGAGAACAACTCCATGTACTTGGATGTGTTTTCCTGCAAGGATTTCGATGCTAATGTCGTGAAGGATGCAGTTCATGAGTTCTTTGACGCCCAGAAGTTCCGCACAAAGCTCATGCTTCGTCAGGCTCCCGTGGTTATTCGCGACCGCGAGCTGGATTTACTCAAGTAAGCAGTGTCCATCCGTTGTCCGCGTACCATCCGGACAGTCTGTTGCCTTCCGCTGAGCCGAAGGATTCGCAAATCCCTCTCCAATGTAGGTAAGAAACAGTGTGCGGGTAAAGATGCCGACAATGACAAACGTAAAGACCCATGCCCAGTCAATCTTTGGCATTTATCTTAGAAGTAGGTTTTCTTCACCCAGTTACGGTCGGCTCTGAATGTCTTTGCTCGCGTGGGTGATGTGTTCTTATTCAAAACCGCAATCGCATTCAACTTCCGCAAGGTCGACAGCCGACCATATGCACCTACGGCCTTTGCAATTGCTGCGTGACGCACTGTTGCAGATGCTGTTGCATCATACCCCTTTTCTTTCAGATCCCCCTTCTTGAGAGGACCAATACCGGCTACACATGAATCCGGAACGCGATACATTGTTCCGCGCTTCAAAAGGCTGTTCAGAACGCCCTTCTTCTTCCTCGTAGCGACATATCCCTTCCGAAGAACCTTACCAGGAGGACACTTTTTACCGCCCTGAGCTGGCATCATCGGAGGCGGTTCGTGGTATTCGTCGCCACCCTTGAAGAGCTTAGCATCCCGACGATCGTCCTCGTGCATTATATAGTACTAAAGTAAAGATGCCTGTCCTGCGCCCATCGGGTTCAGACTTCACATCCTTTGTCAAAGCAGCCGCACAGTATGTTCCTCCTGGACGTAGTGCTAAGGTGTCCAAATCAGGCGGCGTTTCTGTTGCCCTGCCTGGGTTGGGCGCTTTCGTCCGTGCGTCACAGGTGGGCGCCTTGGCGTCCCCCACGACAAGTGCGGTGATCATTAATGGGATCACGTCACAGCCGCCGCCGGTTGTGGTGCCAGCTGTTGTGCCACCCGGGAAGACACTCCCGATCAGTGTGGGGCAAGATGCGTTTATCGTCAAGTATGATACAAGTGGGGTCGCACAATGGGCAACCGCGATATCAGGAACTCTAGGTGACGGTGGACGTGGAATCGCAACTGATTCCACGGGCACCTATGTGACTGGATCCTACAGATCCGCCTCTGTGGTTACCCTGAACAACGGGATTACACTCCCGATCAGTGTGCAAGACGACGCATTTATCGTCAAGTATGATACAAGTGGACTCGCGCAATGGGCAACCAGGATATCAGGAACTGTAAGTGACCTTGGATACGCAATCGCAACCGATTCCACGGGGGTCTATGTAACCGGCCAGTACAGATCCGCCTCTTTAGTTACCCTGAACAATGGGATTACACTCCCAATCACTGTTGTGCAAGATGCGTTTATCGTCAAGTATAACACAAGCGGACTCGCGCAATGGGCAACCAGGATATCAGGAACCTCAGTTGACACTGGAGACGGAATCGCAACCGATTCCACGGGTGTCTATGTGAGTGGGTACTACACCTCCATCTCTGAGATTACCCTGAACAACGGGATAACACTCCCAATCAGCCAGGGTGGCGACGCATTTATCATCAAGTATGATACAAGTGGACTCGCGCAATGGGCAACCACGATATCAGGAACTATATTTGATATTGGATACGCAATCACAACCGATTCCACAGGTGTCTATGTAACCGGCCAGTTCATGTCCGAGTCTGTGGTTACCCTGAACAACGGGATTACACTCCCAATCAGCGTGGGTGTTGACTTTGCCGACGCATTTATCGTGAAATACAATACGAGCGGGGTCGCACAATGGGCAACCACTATACAAGCAATCGGAGACGATAGTGGACTCGGAATCGCAACCGATTCCACGGGTGTCTATGTGAGTGGGTACTACACATCCGACTCTGAGGTTACCCTGAACAACGGGATAACACTCCCAATCAGCGCGAATACTGACTTTACCGACGCATTTATCGTGAAGTACAACACGAGTGGGG